GGCCATGCACCAACCACCTCCTCCTCCCCCGCAAGCAGGTGGCCGCCAGCTCCCCGGTATGCCTCAAGCCCAGCAACAACCCCCTCCCATGAAATATGATGTAGATGATGGTGGTGGTCCGGGAGCCTATGGAACAATCGATGATGAAGAAGAACAAAATTTTTATGCCTCGGGTAAAAAGGGTAGTTTGAAGGCAATGGCAGCCAGTATTGAACAGTCGCGCCGTCAATCAATTCCTGTTGATATGCCACGAAATCAGGATATGTAATTTAAAATAACCATAATTATGGTTATTTTATAGGGAAATCGCTTTCCACTACAATTGGAGATAAAACTTCTAGTAGTTTAGCTTTATTATAACTTTTATATTTTTGTAATTGTTTCTTTTCGGCTAATATAAGTAATTTACGTTTTCCGTAAAATGATAATTTTTCAGCCGGTGTTGACCTACTCCATTTCTGATTAAACTCAAGCTGTTTTTGCCTTTGTGTTTCCTGTAATTCTTTTTTATATTTTTCTTGGCTTTCCCGTATTTCCTCTAGGTGTTTACAATAAAAGCATACATCTATCCCTCCTGTTATGGGGGATAATTGTCTACCACAATTTTCACAAGTATTACATAATATACATGTAATAAAATAGGTTTCAACTTCACAATATTTATATTTACAGTTACAATTACGGCTCATAACACCCAAATTACATGCTCTACATTCTTCAATCTCTTCAACTTTTTGGATGGGAATAACGTTTTTTTCTAGCCGACATTTACAGTTAGGACAGTTTACGATATCATCCCAAAATTTATAACTATCTGTTCGAGGTTCAAATTTATATAATAATTGAGGTTTGATTTCAACTTTCATTTATGGGTTAATTAATATTTTATCAAAATTCAATTTTACGTTTAAACGTAAAATTATTTAACGGGTAAAGTAAGAGTTGTTAAGGCGGTGACTATACCAATCCGTGGATTTTTTGCTAGTACCACATCCAGTGCAACCTGAAGGGGTTGCTTTGTAGTCGCAAAGAGTGCGGGTAGTACAGTTTTGGTTGTTGGTGACGATACGATTCAAGTTATCATCAGTGATTTCCACACCAGCTTTGAGGGCAGGAAATACATCGACTTTGGGGCATTTGCAGCATTTGGCTCCATAGAGATTGCACGACATTTTACTTAGGGAAATAAATTATATTTTTAAATTATTTTACCCCAAGTTCGCGTTTTATAAAGGCGCGGATTTCGTTTTTAGGTAGCGTATGAGGAACCACGATTAATAATACCCCGCGCTCTTGGCATGTTTTCTTTTTAAATTCATCCCGGCGAAGTTGCGCCTCGAAATCTTCGCGAGTGCGGTGAAAGGTATTGGGAAACTTATAATGCTGCTCGCCGTTATATTCGAGGGCGATGGCAAGCTCTGCATTATAACAATCCAATTCAAGGCACCGGCCTGTTTCGGGATTCTTGAGCCATTTTGGGTGCGCGCGGTGGAAGGGTTTACCAGTAAACTCGCGTAGATAGTGACGACAAATCTCTTCGCCTTTTTTAGTGGTGCAGCTCGGCGCGGGTGCTTCGAAATTTAGGTAGCCCATCCCGAGGGCTAAAAGTATAATGATTAATAACACAAGGCTAAAAATAAATAAATAATTCATTTATTTTCGGTTTATAATAATGTATGTTTATTATCAGTCTAAATAGACGCTATAAAGAAAAATGTCTGCCCTACCCACCTTGGAGGAATGTAGTCAATATCAAAGTGATTCTCTCAAAAATTTTATCAATGATTTACACAAAAACGTGGTACCAATGATGGTTGAAGAAACAACAGAATATTTAAAAAAAAATGGAAATAACAGAAAAAAGATAAACATCACAGTACTACCTAAAGCAAAACTTTTATTATATGAAGAATATATGGGTCAATATGGTATGGGTAAAATTTATAGATCATGGTTTTTAGATATATTTAATAATCAAATTAAAGATAGTGAATGGAGAGCAATAAAAGTAAAAGAGGAACTACTGGGTGAATATCCGCATCAAAGATGCTTTTATATTACTGTGGTTCATACCACCTATAAAGAAAAGATATGCCGAATTATATAGTATCCACCAGGTCTAAAACTGATTCTTTAAATTAAAATATGATTGATTTACAGGTAAATACTTTTTCTATTACACTTTGCATATTAACTATGAAGCCTCGTTATCGCGCACCCAAATATAAGAAATATCCAACCAAGCCTAAATATAAAGACCATCGCGGTGGTATTGGGAATCATGAAAATGTTGGCGATCAAAATTTAATTTACCGCGAGGATTGGCTTACCGACAAGGAGGAACGCGAGATTAATGACGAAGCTCAATATAAATTTTGGTTTAAATAACCTATAATTATAGGTTATTTACAACTTTTTTCGAAAATCACCGAATGACTAATCTTATGGCTAAAACTTTTATACGCGCAAAAAAAGATTCTATCGCTAGGGGCTATGGGGAACGCGAGGTCCCCCAAAAAATGATTTTTATACCAACTTGTACTTGAATATAAAATGACTATTGAACCAACCGAACAAGTAATTGAAGCGCTCAAAGTAGCACTTTTGGAGTGTAAACATTATAGATTAACAAAATGGGTATTAACTCAGGATATATTGTTATGGAATGATGATGACCTGGGTCCAAATTATAAGCATATTAGAAGCGGGGATATTATAATTAAAGCCCATAATGAAAAGGATGCAATTATTTGTTTTTTGGGTTTGTGTGTAGACCTTGAAGTTAAAATTATTATCGAAACCTTGAATAAAATAGTTACCCCGAAACTCGGTAGCTCCAGGCTTCATAATCATCTTAGTAGTTATAGCTATCCATTTCGGTCATATATCAGGCCAAGAAACAGTTATAATGTTGATGCTACAAGTATTTATTCGAAACTGGATCCCCAACAATTTTATCTCAACAAATTAGTAAATTTAATACCTACTGCGGATTATAGAGAATTTGAAGAAATAATAAAGTCGGATAAAGTGAATATTAACAAACCATTAAGCGATGGTTCTTATCTATTGGAAATTGCTATCCGAGAAGCAACCAGCGATTTAATATTTGTTAAAATACTCTTGGAAGCCGGTGCAAAGGTTAATTATATTAATAATTATAAAGACGATGATCCCTGTTTAAATATCCCGTTATGTGTGGCCATTTCTTATAGGCGTAAAGATATTGTCGAACTTTTATTGAAATATGGGGCCGATGTAAATTTTCCACCTCTCAAAGATCGACTTTCATTTTTGGAATATAATACCCCATTATACGCCGCCGCAAATTATACAAGAGATCGTAGAATTAGCCATAATGACCCAACCCATAGTGGATGGCCAGAAATGGTAAAAATGTTACTTGAGTTAGGAGCCCATCCTTTGGCTTATGATAGTGAGGGACGATACGCTATTGAATTTACTAATAATAAAGAATGTATAGACTTGCTTAATACAGCCATGGATAAAGCCCGGGCCGAAGATAAATAACCCATGATTATAGGTTATTTTTTACCCAAATGCCGTACACAAAACTGATTTTATCCACCCAACCACTACCAAATAACTAGAATGGAATCAGTTCGAGTACAAACATATAATATCGCGGGAATTGTCAACCTCGAAGTGGATGTTAAGCCTGGTTACCAGAAGGCGTTTCGACTGGTACAATTACTTGAGATGGAGCACCAATGGAAATTTTTTCCCGACAAATTAGTGTATAATTTGACTCCTCAGTTATATATGGAAATCACATGGGGTGAAGATAATGGGTCAGTTACAGGTTATGTGAAAAAGGAATCAAATATTAAAGAATTATTTAATTTAAAATTATCAAAGACCTTAAACAACCCGAAAAAAGTGGATCGTAATATGGAGAGACATTTTCTACCCTACGTTTAATAAATAACCTATGATTATGGGTTATTTTATTGTTTACCATATAGATAAAACTGATTTACCTTACGGCTAAACTTTTTTCGCGTACGCGAAAAACTGATTTTATTATTTACATCTATTTGGAAGTAATAACATGGAAAAGGTAGGACGTATAATGTTTGAAATAAATTATGATCGCCTTCATAAAGCCTGTATAGAAGGTGACCTTGCAACCGTCAAAAATTGTGTTTTGCCCTATGCAAGGAGTAACAACTACTTTGACGAGGTGGCTCAACAAAAAGGGATATTCAAGGATATTTGTACTGCTAAACAGTGGGAAGTTTTGAAATGGTTATTTACACGGCCGAAAGAACCTAATGGGCATTGGTCCTGGAAACAAGTTGACAATTATACAATACCATATTCAGTTCTTTTGCACGTGGGTGAAATTCTATGCGATTTGGAAGAAGGAGAAATGGTGATTTGGCTGTTGAAATACTGTCGCGGACCAACCAGATATCCGGCAGGTTATCCTGGGGTATGTTTTGGTGTAAAAACAATCTTGCTTGATTACTGCCGTGTAAATGAACGTATTGATTTTATAACCAAACTTAAAGAAGAGGGAATAGATGAATTTGGCCCTGAAATGCATGCAAGTGGTGTTTGGTGTTTTGAAAATAAATATAAAGTACAGTGATTTTTTGTTAACTTATCACCATAGAATTTACCCATAATAAAGATAAATAACCTATGATTATAGGTTATTTATCGTAGTGTGCGCGCTTTACCAGCGCATCTTGTGGCATTTAGCCCCGCGGCACCAGGCAGCACCAGCCATGACAGCAGCCAACAAAATCAAAAAGATGACAAAACAGCAAAACATTTTCTTGTTGTTGTCTGTACCGGCCAATTTGGAGCTGCTAAATTGAAAGCTCTTGGATTTCTTGGGCTTGGGTCCGCCCTTACCGTTGAGGTCTTGGGCGATTTCTTCCACCTTCATTTCAGCCTGATCAAGCTCTTGGACGAGATCTTTAACCATTCCCTTCATATCAGAGCTCACACCACCGTGCATATTCATCAAGTGTTGACGGACGGCCGGGTATTGTTGGCGGGCGGTTGTGATGGCATCAATCACATATTCGCTATTAGGACCGGGCATATTACCATCGTCGCGGTAGTACATTTCGGCATCTTCGACGGCTTCATAAAAGGGTTGAGCACCCTTCAAAAGTTCGGCCTGAACGACATTGGCATCGTATTGGCTTGTGGGGAGATCGCCGCGCATACTCACGGGACCCAGGGGTTTAGGGTAGGGACCAGACACCGGCATCGGGACGTGCATGTAAGGTTCATCATCGGGCAATTTACGCTCGGGGACATCCTGGAAGCGAGATTGCATATAATCCCAATCGTGCTTGTAACGATAACCATCCGAGACCAAACTCGACTGGTCGAAAGTATTCAATTTACTGGCATAATAATGATCCTTGTTGTCGAGGTAAGGGGCATTTTTGAGCAAGCTAGCATATTGCTGGGTGCCACGCCAGTTGGAATTATCCCCTACATATTTGGTAAAGTAATAAGGGTCATCCTTCATCAAAACATTGCGTTGTCTCCAATCGTTCATTTATAGAGTAAAATAATTTTTTGATTTATAATTTCCGCAGTTACAAAACGAATGTCGAAATCTGCGCAAACCTCCAATCGTAGTCTTCAAATCCAGGCAGAAATTTATTTTCCCGATACACAATTTATTAAATATTTCGAGTATAATTCGGAGAAAATGTCGGGTAAAAAATTGCGCGCGCTGGTCCAATCGCTCCTCGAAAATAATGATTGGATGTGTATTATCGTCAAAGGCGTACCACGAAACAAGGTGGATATAGAAGCCCATGCGATGGCGAATATACAAAAAATCCCCGGGGTGTGTGACTGTATTAATGGTTCAGATCTTTATATTTATACCACCTGTCATACAATAAGCACCTTTGACCTCCGCCATAGATTTTTCCCTTTTTTTCTTATTTATGACACTGCCAACATATGTTATTACAACCGTAAACCAACCAATCAATTCAAAGCTGATATGGCTTTTTTTGATGAAAAATGGATACAGCACATCCAGCGGGTAAATCCACTATTCAAGATTGGCGACCTAACTTATAGTCACGGAACTTTGTATGACTCTTACCCTATAGCATAAGCCGGTAAAAACTGAATTGCCCCGGAGGTCAACCGTTAAAACTGAATTGCCCCGGAGGTCAACCGTTAAAACTGAATTGCCCCGGAGGTCAACCGTTAAAACTGAATAATATTGATTAGATATTTACTATAAAATGAGCCGGGATTCTATGCAGGAATATACAGGATATGTATATTATGATTTATCGACTCTTAAACCCCACGACTTGTTAATAGAAGACGTGCCTATCGATGCCGATTTTTTACCTAAATTAACGGACGTTGTTATAACCCCACGAAATAGTGAAAATGGATATATTATTATTACTCTGGACAATCTTTATTTAAACTTATCGAAAGATACCTGCCTAGATATAGCTGGTAATCCCTATCATTTTGAAAAGGGTATTTATTATTTTCCTCGCGGATTTTTTCATTATGCAGGCAAGCTAGTAATTAAGGATGATAACGATGCGGTAAAAGAGGTGGGGAAGTGGGAAAGAGGCACCTTGGGCATTGGGGAGAGGATATGGCCTTTATATGCGTGTTTTCCCGTTGTTTTTAATAAAATAACTGTCCATAAAAAACCTATCTGTTTTTGGGGTAGCATGCTGTTTCCTGGTATAGATATATGTGGACTAATCAATTTAACCAGTACTATAACATGTTCCAACCTCTTACAAAAATATATAGATAAAAAAGTAATTGAACTTATCGATCCAAGAATACACGCAAAATGGTCAGCAATTAAAATCCAACGTTGGATTAAGCCTATTATTTGGAGGCCCGGCGGTAGGCTTGCAGATAAATTAAAAGAAGAGTTTGAATCCTATGTAAAACTTCACTGTTAATACTATTTAAAATACTGAAGCGCCGGCGTCTGATTGATGATTCCATTCAACCCCGCATTCATTTTATATGACTCTTACCCTTTAGCGTAAGCCGGAAAAACTGATTTTTTTATTCTATTTATGATATTTATAAATGGATCAGTTACCGGTAGATATTAAAAAAAGCATAATAAAAGGTATATTTAGTAAAGGTCCTATAATATCAGACCAACCTTTAAATAAGAACCCTGAAGCTGCTTTAAAAAATTATCTTATGAAGGGTACGTTTTTAGTTGATACTCGTAATTTGGGAGAACAGCAGTTAAAAATAATATTAGATAAAATTAATTTATTGTTAAAGTTTAACAATAATCACAATTTTACACAACATCAAGATGTTGAACCTTGTATATTTTCCGTAGGCCCCGATTTACTTCCGCGGAATGAGTGTATTGTTCATATTAATAAAACAAATAATATAGCACTACATATGGTTAAAGGATTAATTGAAGTACATCATATACAGGGTTGTTGTCGAAAACATACATTCCTTTTCTCGAATGACGATACCCTGTTTAACCACTTGAAAGAGTTTGAACCATTATTTGGTAATACAATAATAATCATGATACAAGAACCGACCCCAACGTTTTCACAGTCTCAAAACATAATAAATAAGGTATAATTATACCCTATTTTAAACAATCTATAAATTTAATTACCTAAAATACTGAAGCGCCGGTGCCTGATTGATGATTCCAATCAAACCGGCATTCATTTTATTCAAGCCAGCTGCTAGGTCTGAAATCGCGCGATGTGGGTTTTCTTTTTTCGGGGGGAAACGGCCCGCGGCCCATTCGGGTAGACCGAGCGCGCGACAGAGTTCTTTCAACACTTTGGCACCCCATAATTTATGATAATTCACGCCGATAATTTCATAGTTACGGTCCGCGTTACACATATAATTATTATAATGCTGCCCGTAATTCAGGGTATTTTTTCCGCTCGCGACGTATTCATTAAGGTCAGCAGGAAATAGGTCTCGGTTATCGGGTTCGGGATATTCTAAATGAACGCGATGATGATCGCCGTAGACAGATATCTGGGCGTTGGTTGGGTTGCGAAAAATATAAATAACTTTACATCGTTGAAGCTCGTGTACTGGCACACGCACCGTACTAAAATTATCGATAAATTTCGCGTCGATAGGGTAAGTTAGGTGCTGAGGCGGCGCGCGAGAGTGAAGGTGATAGGCCGTCCCAAATTGACTTAGAAACTGTGTCAACATGGTGCTTCCCGACCCTCCATAACTACACACGTAAAATACCGGGCGGCCGTCCGGTGGGAAGGTTTTATGGGGGGCATTTTTGAGCTTGGTTTGATATTTTTGAATGCTCATTTAGTATAATTAGAGCAGCTTAGACCACCGCACCGGAAACAATAATTACTAATCAGTAATTATTTAGTAATCATAGGCATCGACTGGTTGGGAAATTTTTCATTCCATAATTGCTTGAGCAAAGCGCGAATACGCTGATCATCCGCATCATTATTGACCGGGCAGCACAAAGAATCTAAATTTGGTTGGAGAAGACAATTATGGCGAATGAAACATTCGGTTCCGATATACGCAATTTCATTTCTATCTTCACCCCATTTTGAGTTCTGATAATTAAGCCTAATGGGCGCCCCGGCTTTCATTAGTTGATATGTCATTTTAGCATAGTTAATACCACGCGAGTTGTTCATTGCGTATTGTAAACCTTGAGGAAGCATTTTTCTGGTAAAAAACCAGAATTTAATTTTCAATTTTGTCCTACGGGGCAAATCAGTTTTACGTTTGTCCTACGGGGCAAATCAGTTTTACGTTTGTCCTCCGGGGCAAATCAGTTTTACCAGCTAACACTTACTCTATATATTCAATAAATTCTTTGATTGTTTTAGAGTCATACCCTCGTTCCGTAAGTTCTTGTTGTGTTTGTGAACGATGCTCTTCAACACTATATTTCCCTTTTGATTCAAGCCGTTCTTTCACTAAAATTACAATATTGGATATCTGAGATTTATCTGCAATTTGTATCTGAACATCAGGGTCGAAACCATTCAAGCAATTAATCAAACGAGACATCCGACCTGTAAAGCATTGACACTCCGCGTCCTGGAGTTCAGTATTGAGTATACGTTTAATCTCTTGTGAATGCTCGCTGTTTCGAATCGCCGACCATACAGCAATAAACAAGTCTGTAAAAGTAATCTGTAGGATTGAATGGACCGCGGGATCAGTGCAGTATTCACCAATCAAACACTTTGCGTTTTCCGTTAAAATCAAGTCATCCATCACTTGATTCAACACAGAATCAATCGTCAACCCATTTAAATGCTTTTTTAAGAGTTTAAAAATCGAAATCTGGATGGATTTTTGAATCGTAGAATCGTGTACATTTTGGGTGTCATTATAAATAGTATTTGTACTAAAATTTCGGCGATTTATACGGTCTATAAATCTTTGTACGATTGGAGGTATATATTCGATTTGGTTGTCCTGATAATAAAAAACGGTCAGACGTCGTAGGACAAGTAATTCGATGGGTATTTCAGTAATACAATTGCAAGATAAATATAATCTTTCGAGATTAATCTGTGACTCTAATCCTTTTATTTCAGTAATGGAATTACTGTATAAATATAATTCTTGGAGGTTAATCAAAGACTTTAATCCCTTTATTTCAGTAATGGAATTACTGGATAAATCTAATTTTTGGAGGTTAATCAAAGACTTTAATCCCTTTATTTCAGTAATGGAATTTCTGGATAAATCTAATTTTTGGAGGTTAATCAAGGCCTCTAATCCCTTTATTTCAGTAATGGAATTACCGGATAAATCTAATTCTTGGAGGTTAATCAGTGACTCTAATCCCTTTATTTCAGTAATGGAATTATAGGGTAAAGATAATATTTGGAGGTTAATCAAAGACTTTAATCCCTTTATTTCAGTAATAAAATTGCAAGATAATTTTAATTTTTGGATGTTAATCAAAGACTTTAATCCCTTTATTTCAGTAATGGAATTATCGGATAAATCTAATTTTTGGAGGTTAATCAAAGATTTTAATCCCTTTATTTCAGTAATGGAATTACTGGATAAAACTAATTCTTTGATGTTAATCAAGGACTCTACCCCCTTTATTTCAGTAATGAAATTATTATGTAAATCTAATTGTGTGGTAAACAACAACTTTTTATTTGTTCTAGCTGCCACCAATTCCTCCATATTAATTTGATTATTGAGTTTAAAGGAAGAAAAAATCAGTTTTCACGTTTGTCCTTTGGGGCAAATCAGTTTTCACGTTTGTCCTTTGGGGCAAATCAGTTTTTAACTAGGTGCTTAAACTTGTCCCAATATAAATGAAACGTTGGATTGGCCGAATGACATCACCGAATCGGTGCCCGACCGGTCTTAGTCACCGCTTGGATCAATGCAACCATGAGGCTCTCCCATTATTTAGTTTTAACGGTGAAAAATGCTGGTGTAAATGCGTGGATGTTTATGACGGTGATACGGTAACTGTTATTTTCGAATATCGCCGGCAAATGATAAAAGATCGCATCCGATTGTGGGGTATAGACACCCCGGAAATTCGCACGCGTGATCAAGAAGAAAAGAAAGCCGGTTTTGAGGCGCGTGATTATTTACGCGAGCAAATTTTGGACAAATTCGTCTGGGTCGAATTTTTAAAAGAAGATAAATATGGGCGCTCACTGGGTAAAATATATCGGAAATCGAACGATACCGAGTCCCTAAACGATGAACTTGTGAAGAAAGGGATGGCTAAAGAATATATGAGGGATTAAAATTATTGTAATTACAATAATTTAGCTTGTTAACTAGGTAAATTTGATATAGCTCTATTCAGAGTCATAAATAAGGTCATCTATTAAACTTGAAGGTTTAATGCC